GCGAAGCGTCTTTTCAAGAAGGTAGTATCATGGGCCAGGTCTAGGAAGGGCAATTGCTCTCCGCCTTTCTTCAGTGCATCGGTATAACCTATTCCTAGGTTCAAGAAATACCGTTGCACATCATGAAACGAGAACCACTCACGGATCTCGGCAGAGGGGGCAACTACGTGGTCATCACCGTAGACTGTCAGTTCCAGTTGATCGGAGCAGCAGTCGAGGTCAAAACGCACCTTCTTTTCAGCAGCAGTGGCTTGTAAGGCAATCAGGATGTAGAACCAGTTGCACAGTCCATTCAAGTCAGCGGTGATGGGAACACCAGAGGGGATACCTTGCGATTTTGCAACCACAACGTTTCCATAGACTGTTTTCAAGTGGATCATTTGTTCGAGCAGAGTGTGACGAGCAAGGGCGTTGTCATCGCCGTCGTCATACCATTTGTTAACTACTTCCACAGCAGCAAACATAACGTCTGGGTCGAGTTTTCCATCCCAAGCCTTATAGTCACCTGCAATAACCTTTCCACCAAAACGGTTAAGCCGGTTGTAAAGCAGGGTCCAATCGGGGCCAACGGGGTTTATTCCGACGGCGCTCGGGAGAGAAGTACAGTTCTGGGCCATACAAGCAATGAAAGCTCCGAAGAACCTTCGACACTCTATGTTGTAATGGAGTGGCATGCAGTCAAAGAGGCGCGTGGCCCCGGTCCGTATTTTCTCTAGCGAGCGTCGTTCGTCTTTCAAGTTTGAGTAAGAAAGAACAAAACTCTGTTCGCCGCGAAGCAGCTTCTCGTGCATCTCAGTCAGTTGTTCAGTGAGATACCGGTCCTTGAGGGTCATATCGAGGGAGTGATTCGAGGAAGTCATACAATCAAATAGAAAACGCTTGCCTTTTGCAAAAGCAGGCTTCCACCACTTGAAGGGTAGGCCAGGGCTAGTTAGGGGGTTGAGGCGGGTAAAATCGGCGTTGGGGATTCCGTTAATTCCTTCCTCGACGGTAAGGACTCTCTTATCCACACCTTTGGGGGCATAGAGTTGGAGAGTTGCCAAGATGAAATTCATGGCTCTCTTAACGAACAACGGATTGTGCGGGAGAGTGGCCACGCTATACTTCTTAGCGCCCTCATTCATCGGGGAAACTTTCGTTTCGCATCGGGGGTCGTTAGGGTGCAGGACGGCGGGTTCAGTTTGATGGGGGAAAACCATGTCGTGGAGCGGGGAGGGTCGGAGGTCTGTTTTGGCGGTCACTCGTTCAGAGTGCTTGGGTGTTAAGTAGGCAACGGTTCGGGTTTGGCCTTCAGGCGTGACAGTCGG